GTACTGGAAAAAATGGTTTCTTGTCTTATGGTTACACTGTCTTATATATCAAGATATTTCCATTTTAGGTGGAATTTTCTTTTATTTGGCTGTAGGAGCGTCGGTTTTATATAATAGTATGTATGTAGATAACCGATGTGAACATTGTGATCATATAAATATTGAAACATTTAGATGTAAATGTTGTTGGCGTATAATGTATAGGAGTGTAAGAACAGAACCATTGATTCATAGTAAATTTCCGATGATTTTTATTCTTGCATTCCTGGAAGATTTAGCAAGCTTTTTCGGAGCCCCAGTGTTGGGTTTCGAACTTTTGCGCCATTATGAGAGTGATCATTTTCTCGATGTATGTTTTATACACACATTTCCAGCAATGTGTGGGTATAAGTATAGACAAACCGGTAATATGTTTTACTTTATCATGTTAATTTGCTCAAGTTTATATCATACTTGTTATAATGTCACTGTTATGTATTCATTTGATAAGAATATGAGAGTAAATTTTGTTAACAGAATAATTTATTGTTATCGTTTGTATCGCATTTATAATAGAGGTATGAAACACTTTAATCTCATGTTGGCAGTACATCCAGGACAACAAGATTGGCGCCCAGCAATGACTGGGTTACAAACTAAGTTGGCTTCCCAATTGGTATTGGGAAATCAATTTCCTATTCTTGACATTTTTGGTGATCAACAAGCCTTATGTAGATGGTTAATTAAAATTAATTCGTTTATATTATCGACCACCATTAAACAAAGGATAAATACGTTTTTGGATGTAGTTAATGAATGTATATCTAATGAACGACGAGCGCATTTTATTTCTTCAGTAAAATGGTATCTTGCTGAAACTGATTTTAAGCGTATATTTGGTGTTACATCAAATTTACTTTTTCAATCTAAACAAGAACAGGAAAATGGAGAAATTACTGAATCTTTAGATGATTATATTAAGAATGCTGATGCTACAGCAGACTTTATAGATTGTATTTCTGATTCAGCATTGACAGCTAATGTTTGCAAATTGTTTTCATTTATGGGAGCATATATTTTTGTAGATAAGGATGGCAAAATTCCGAAGTATCTATATTCACGTATGGATAAGAGTATTTTGGATATGGTTCGTGATGGTAGTCATAGGTTAATTCCAATGATAATTCGAGCACTTACTAGCCTTGTCAACGATGCTATAAAAATTAGTAAACAAGGTTCATTGGAAGGCATTTTTGTTAATCCTATGAAGGAGCTTACTCAACTTAAAAGAGATTTTGATATAGCAGAAGCAGGATTAATAATGGATCAAGATAGGTTAGTGAGATCGAAAGATTACATGATATCTAATGCAGAGCTTTTTGCAATACTTAAAAAGATGGAAGATGTTTTAGTATTTTGCAGAAGGCATAAAATTTCTGAGAAAGGTATAATTGAGATTAGTAATTTTGTTCATGATCAAAACATTAAATTAAATTTGAGTAATGGAACTTATCGAGATCAACCAATGGGTTTTCACATTTATGGGGATGGTGGTGCTGGTAAAACGGCGCTTTCCAGTTTCATCCTTAAAACCGTTTTTAAGGTAATGACCTCTAAACAAATTCTGAAGTGTGATCCCCGATATGCTGATATTTCAACCATACAGATGACTGGTGCAACAAAACGAGATGATATAACGACTAATGCCCACATGGGTATTATTATTGATGAGTTCTGTACAACTAAACCAGATACTAAGACTGGAGGTGAATTATTTGCGCGGGTTTTAAAAATGTTTTCAGGAGTTAGAGAACCCATTGAAAAAGCACATTTGGATGATAAAGCTAAGATTTATTATAATCACAAAGCTGGTGTTATTATCAGTAACCACAATTTAATGAGATACACAAGTGAGTTTCTGGCAGCACCTGCTGCCTGGTACAGACGTTTCATTAGTATCAGAGTTGAAAGGGATTATAGTACAGTGTTGCCTAATGGGTTAAATCCTGTAAAGGCATATTTTGAAACATTTTTAAATGACAATGGTGCACTTAATCCTAACAAAGAGATAATAAGATCGGCTGGTCCTTATTTGACGCACACCGATGAATTTCAGAAAGAACTAATTCGACGTATAATCATTTTCTATGAGAATATTATTCTACCAGGTATTAAATCTATAGAATATGTCGATGATCGATTAATAGAATTTGATAGATTATACAATGAAGTCATGGTAGAAACACAAGGTGCTGAAAACGAGGTAGAAACAGATATGATTTATTCTCATGTTATGCAATCTGAGGCCGAGGAAGAGGTCTTAGAAGGTGTGACTATCAGAAAACTAGATGGTATTGAAAAACCACCCGATAATATTTTCTCAGTAGATGGTAACTATAGTATTTTTGATAGTAGAACATGGAAAAGACAGGAATTTTTGCATTTTGTTGACGGTGTTCA